AGGGCAGCCAACCCTCTTACAAAATCATCACGTCTAAGGAGGAACGCTTATGGCAACCAAGATACTTAGTACAAAAGCAAAGAGCACTGACGGACGTTTGTTGATTTCAGTCTGTCACAACCGAAACCAGCGTCACATAGTACGTTGCCTTGTCAAATATCAAGTTGACATGGTTAACAGATGTCGGCTTCAAGGATTTGAATCGTGCAAAGCACTTCATAATACTTGGCTAAGCTGGATTGAACACGGATATAGGGAGCAGGACATTGTCTCTGCACGCTATCATCACGGTGCAAAAGCTCGACTTCAGTTTGCTCAACGCGAATATATTCGACTTAGAGTAACTAAAGGAGACAAAACCGCAACGGAGTGGCGTAACCTTGTTACATGCGTTTTACGAATGTATCAGTGTTACGGACCCGCAAAGGTAGAGATGGAAAATGTCTTTAAGACACAGGCTAAAAGCCGTATCACTGACAAGCCATCTAAAAGCATTGCCCTCGCCCTTTGGGCTGGTCTTTCAGGAATCAACCGAGTTTACTCGGATGATGCTGAAGCTGAACGTAGAATTTATTCTACGGCAATGGATGTTCGACGTTATTTAAATAACGTGGAGAACAACATGTCTCGTGCCAAAGCTGGAATCTGCGATTCTATTAGAAAAGCAAAGATTCAGGTTTCAGAAGACGACTACAGTCTGCTTCTGAAGAAGGGTCCTCACCTCTACGGAGATACGACGTTTACGTCTATCTTCGGTGAAGCATTGGATATTCACGCTCTATCTAATACACCAGTTGAATATGATGTAGTAGATGCTGATTATGATACTAGTAGTATCATACCAGATGCGGACTTTGCCGAGCAGTATTCTAGTCTATTAGACGTAGTTGATGCTCTGTCAAAGGCACTATTAGCTGCATTTATGCAACTCAATAGTACACCAAGTCACAAGATTGATCTTGTGTATTCTGCCCAATCTCCAGTAGGAACAGTTCCCTTTGCCTATAAACCACTTACCGGCAGGATTTTAAACCTAGCCGATAAGGCTGGTAAAACGAGAGTCATTGCAATCGTTGGATACGTTACTAATAACGCACTCAAACCGATTCATGACTACGTTGTCCGGTTGAACAAGTCCTTAGGACAAGATTCAACAATTCAAGATATTGGCATTGCCAAGATCACGAAATGGACAAAGGACTATCGGGATGCCCATATTTGTTCTGCAGACTTATCTGCAGCAACCGATAAACTGCCTATTGATCTTCAATCTTATATACTCTATAGAGTACTTAAGATGAGTGGATACGATAATGCACTTGAGATAAGTCGTCTTTGGCGACTACTCTTAATGTGCCTCGTCTTTAAAGCGCCTGACGGTACCTTTATAAGATACGGCCAAGGTCAGCCCATGGGAGTTTACTCGTCATGGCCGATGCTTGATTTGACAAATCATATCCTGGCTCGTAGTGCAATATATTGCACTCGAGGTAAAGATAAGGAGCAACCAGGTGGTATCTATCGCTACACTGTGTGTGGCGATGATATTGTACTCTTAGGACGCAATGCGTCTGAAAGGTACATGGACATGATGGAATCACTTGGGGTTAAGGTTAACCGCCAAAAATCCCATATTTGTGAGTCCAGTGATCCGACAAAGATTGCAGAATTCTGCAAGCGACTCATCGTAAACGGTGAGCGGATTTCGTCAGAGTCACCAAAGTTGGCTGTTCACGCTCAGCGTGATTCTGCCTACTTGCCTGGTGCAATTCATTTGCTCCAGCAGGTTTATGGTCCTCTTAGACGGACGAAGCTTACCGATCTGGTAGGTCACCGCGTGAGTGACCATGATGCCTATACACCGTATAGGTATGGTGGGTATGGTCTTACAGACCACATACCACTCCATGAGAGGTTGTTAGATCATAATTTCATATTTTTGTATATATACAAAAAGATGAGAGGCCGAATCAGCTCATTAGAAACAAAGTTTTCTAAAGACCCAGATACTATTGATCAACGATTAATAGATAGTCTGAGTGCTCATAAGGATTATAATCCTTATAGGCAGACTGATAAAGACTGGCGACTCATGGGTAGGAAGTGCTATACTCCTATCGTTAGAGCCTATGACCTTCTTCACCGTTATGAAAGTTTCATAACTGGTCAAGAACCGTTTTCCTGTGAAGAGATCTGTGACATAGTCAGAGATACCTTCAAGGAACTCAATAGCTGTTTGCAGCCGATAATGGTTGACTCTGATAAAGTCAAATTCTCGGCTTCCCAGATCAGTATTCGGAATAGGCGAGCTTTTAAGCGCGCTTACTCCAACGTCAAATCAGGCAAATGTCATACATTTGCATTTGGCGTTCAGCCTATCAATATATTGATAGATGCCGACGAAAGTGAGCTTAAGCAACTTGTCTATGACTTAGACAAACTACTTGTGGCCCAAGAGCAATGCTCTTAAGGTTGTAAGCT